CCAGCTTCTGATATGGTTACGTCAGTTGAATCACTTCCCTGTGAGAAGCTATATCCATCTAGTACACCAAGTCTGAATGTGTTAGCAGTTGTTTCATTTCCTTTGAATAATCCTGTTCCAATTCTATTTCCATCTGTTGTTGTTGTTCCTGTTACAGCTGTAACTGTAAAGACAAAACCTGAACCACCCGATGCCACAGCGTGATTAAGTGCTGTAACCGCAGTAGTTTCTGTACAAGTTTCACTAGTAGCAAAACCTGAGCCTCTAAAGTTGTTAGGCATAGCTACTGTTAGTACTCCGCCACTTCCACTTACTGATTTTACTATAAATTTACAGCCTGTTCCGCTTGCACTTGTTTGTGCGTCAGCAACTGTTATAATGTCACCTACAGCATAACCTGAGCCTGCTGTTGTAACTTTTCCGTTTTTAATACCACCTGTAGCACCAACTCCATTTACTGAGCTGACGAATACTTTGGTATTTCTGGATAGATTTAAAGCCATTGCTTTCTCCTATTTTTTACTTTGAAAGTACGTCGCTAGATGTTTATCAGCGTTTGTAATTTCTTTTTTAATACCTGCACTGTAAGGTTATTTCGCCAATTCCTAAAGGTTTTAATACCCCTTCGTCTGTTGACATGTTACTTACAGTTAAGGAAGTTGTTGTTAATGCTGGATTGACAGTATCGTCATATACCAACATATCATTGTCGTCTACTACTCTTTCAATGTCTTCCATTAGTAGAGCTAAGACTTCTTGAGGGTCCTCTTGGTTTTCGACATAAACTCTTACGTCTAGAGTCAAGAATCTCCACTTAAAACCACCTGGTTGATATTCTCTAGTTTCATCTCCAGCTACCACGCATAATTTCGGGAACTCTTGGATTTCATCTAAAAATACCATGCCTCCATGACAGTTTTTAAATATATTTGAATTGTATGGAAACTGTCCATCAATTCCGTTTAATTTTTTTACGATAGCATCTACTACTTTACTTCTTCCGGTTCTGTATGTGTTGGCCATTATACTCTCCTAGTAGTTAGTGCTTCGATTTTAAACATACTTAATGCTAAGTTTCTTATACTTTTTGAAATCAAAGGTTTTGGGTCATAGCCACTAGGCCATTTTCTTTTTCCTGTGCTTTCAAAAGTTTCATAAGGATTTAATCTATATGTATATTTTACTAATAATGTTCTTGCTGCGGGGGTAATGCTTTCTATCATTGTTGACCTTGCAAATCTACCTGTTTGGTATCTCAATGCAGGTCTCCCCATGTTTCTTCTGACTTCTTCTGGAAGTCTTTTATTAATTGCTCGTTTGACTGCCAATAATCCTGCTGCGGCTATTGCGAAGTCTGTGTCTCCTTTACCCTTTTCTGTAGAGGGTCTACCTGGACCTTTAGGTAGTTGTTTAGCTATGTCTGGTGTTATTCCAGCTGCATATACTATTGCTCTTTCTGTTGGCACTTCTGTTGTTCTTGATGCCTTGCTTGTTTTATTTACACTTTTTGGAGCTTTTTTGTATTTAGTATTATTTTTGGCTTTACCCTTACCATACATTTTTCTTTTAGCAGGAGTATTAACAATCATAGCACCTATCATATCCATAGGGGTATCTGAGCCGGGGCTATTGGCTGTTACTGAAGCAGAATTAGGTTTAGTATATTCTTTGCTTAATATTTCTTTAATAACGTTTTTTACATTAAGTCCAGCTTGTTTATCTGCTGCTGATTTTTTTCTATTTCCTGTATCTGATTCTAATTGTAAGAAGATTCTATTATTTAATTTTAAGCCGCCTTTAGTAGTTACTTTTAGTACTTCTTCTGACTTTAATCCTAATTTTGATTTAAAAGATTTTAATTGATTATATTGGTCTACACTTTCAAAATCTTTTTCAGTTAGTTCTTGCCCATCTTCGCCTGTTAATTGTTCTTCTGCTAATCCAGCTGCAAGTCCTGCTCTTCCTTTTTCTGTTACTGAATATACATGCCCTACATCAAATATCTGTCTTTTTCTACCACTTGCAGTTTTACTTCTTCCATGAAATAATTGATTATACCTAGGTAGCTTTATTAAAGCAAGTACCAGTCTCTGATTTACTCTTCTAAATAATGCATAATTATCTCTAGGAGTTTTTCTTCTGTTTAAACCTTCTTTTATTAAAAATGTTAATTTAGTTTGAGTAGAAGATTCTATTTCATAATCGTCTTTATTGTTTTTTATTTCGTCTTTCCAGTCCCTAATTAGTTCTTTAGTTAGTTCTTTATACTTTTCACTTATATTCTTACTAGGAGCTTTTCCTTTTCTTCTTTGGTAAGATTGACTTAACTGTGTGGCAAAAATATCTGTATCTATTACTATTTGAGTTTCTGCTCTATTTAGTAGTTTTCTTAAGCCTCGCATGACTTTTCTGTCACCGGTAGCTTTTCCATCTCCAATAGTTAGCTCATGAATCTTATTAAGACGTTCTTGAACGTTTTTTATGGACACTAGCTATATATCTTATACATATCAAGTATACGCTTAATATGGTCTGGAAATCCTATATTACCGCTTAAGCTAGAAGATAGTGCATTTTCTACACTTGCTCCTGATATAGACATTCTCTCTTTTCTTTCATCTTTCATATAGTACTTAATCAAATCAAATACTGCTAGTTTTAAATCTTCAGGGGTATTTACATACCCTGCTTTATATGTAATCTTTACAGATTTCATTCCACGAGGCCAATATTTAGTTCCCGTGCTATTTGTTCTGGTTACGCTATCGGATTCACTATCAATAATATATTCATATTTACCACTACTGTCAGAATTTTCTGTAATTAGTGTAACATATGCGTCAGCTTGACTTGTTCTTTCTTCAACGGATACTACCTGTATCAAAGGAGATTCATCTAGTATTATAGTTTCTACTGTGGAATCTTTTATATTTTTATATTCAACTTTATTAGTACTTGCATAGTCTATTAAAGAACTTCCGCAATAACTTTTAACAAGTTGGGAAACACTATCGATTACTACATTAATACGTGCGTCATGCTCGAGACTTTTTAGTCCTGCAAAATCTTTGTATTGTTGTAATGTAACTAAATCTGCCATATGTTTTCCTTAAAAAAGTCTTGTGGGAGAATAAACTCCCACAAGATAGTAAAGCTATTAACTAGCTTTGTACTGAAGTGTATGACACGCTGTTGAAGCATCGATAAGGTCTGTAAACCCTAGTCTTTGCGAAGCGACTAATACTCTTCTTTGGTTTGCTACTTCGTAGTCAGACTCAATAGTAACACCTCTTAATCTAGGCATTACAAAGTTTTTCGGATTAACAGCAAGTCCGAAGAATTTGCCGACTGCTGGAGTTTTAAACTCGTCACATACGATTACTTTTGAGCCGAAGACTTCTCCGATTTCACCACTTAGTTTTGTTGCCAGGTTGCCAACTACGTTAACATCTTGGAACTCTGCATCTGATAATAGATTGAAGTATTCTGTTGAATTCACGATGTAAATAACATCTCTAGGATTCATTCCCCATTTGCCCATTTGCTTTCTAGCATTTAACAACATAGAAGCTGTTAAAGACTCAGATGCGAATGCAGTACTGGATTGAGTTTTGTTAGCTCCAGCCATAGTGACTAGACCTTCAAATGCTGCTCCAGATGTACCGTAAACACCGTCTGCATGGTTACCCAATAGTAGTGCGTTTTCAATACCTCTTGCATGAGACCTAACGATAGATTCTCTAATTAAAGGAAGAATCGGTAGGATTGCATCTTCTTCAGTTTCATTACCTAAGTATGATTGTGAAATAAGCTTTTTGGTTGATAGAGTTCTTTCAGTCATATCAATACCAGAATATGTACCATCAACTGTGTCTCCTCTTTCCTCTAAGTTTCCATGAGGTGAAGATCCAGAAGCTACTTGGTTAGCTGTAAATTCAGCATACCCTGCATCTGGCATGATTGGTAAGATTTGTGTAGCTGAAGTCATTTGGATTTCTCTAAATAACGGTGCTAATACAAGCTCTAATTGAATATCTCTTTCAATATTTGTTGATACTGTTTGCTCAAAATCAGCTGATGAAACGCCAACGCCTGAATGCGCGTTAACTTTCTGCATGACATCTGAAGCCATATTAGTATTCCAGCCTTTTCCTGTAGCTAAACCCATAACCCAAGCGTCATCAATGTCGCTTTGGAAGGCTTTTGCCCAGTCGCTGTTACCTCTATCTGAAAATTGTCTTTTTGACTCACGCATAGCGTTAATCTCTTCTTTCTTTTCTGATAGATCTTTTTGTAGTTCATTTACTACTGACTCTAAGTCGCCATGTCTTTCTGCAACGCGTTTTTCAACGTCACTAATGAGCTGTTCAGCTCCTGACATGCCAGCTTTGACAATAGTTTTAACTTTTTCTTGCTCAGCTTCTTTTTCTACTGCTTCTGTTTCCAGTTTTACAGCTTTTTCTTCAGCTTCGCTTACTTCTTTTGCTTTTTGTTCTGCTTGTTGCATTGCGATTTTAGCAGCAGTTGATTTTGCCACCTCTTCCGCGAACGCTTTTAAGTCTAACTCAGCATTTGGAGTAGTTTTTTCTGTAGACATATGTCTCTCCTGTTGAGTGGTTTTACCCACGGCTTGTGGCGCATCAATTTCGTCAGTTTTTACTGCTTCCATATCATGAGCCTGTTTAGTTTCTTTCGAAAATTCTGCTTTCCATTCATCATATTCTGATTGAGAATCGAATGATTTTGCAATCGAGAACATTGCAGTCTGATTGCAAGGTACACTTACAACAGACACTTCAAATAGTTCAGCGTCCTTTATCTTATAACCGTCAGTTTCCTTTAGATAATCAGCGTCCTTGACTCGGAAACCCACGGAAAATGCTCCAAGTACGCCATCTTTGATTAGTTCTTTTACATCTCCAGCTGACTTAGAAATTCTAGCTCCCAGCTCGAGACCTTTATCGTTTACTTCTAATGAAGTAGCACGACCTATTGGTCGATTATAGTCATGGTTAAATAGGATAATTGGATTACCTTTAAAATTTTCTAATCCTCCATTCTTAGTCCATGCTTCATGGTCAATACAATCACCTGCTCTGTCTGATGCGTTCGTGCTTGCATATCCTTTGATATTTACACTTCCATCATCATCTTCACCTAGTGTTTTAAAAGTTGATGCCCAATGAAAAATTTTCTCTGACATATTACTTACCCTTTACTTCAGCTTTTTTAGGAGCTGGCTTTGCTTTTGCTTTCTGAGCAACTTTAGGAGCTTCTATGGTAACGTTATCCATTCTCATTTTATGCTCAATCATTTGTTTCATTCTTGCCCAAGAGCCAAAAGCTCTTTTTGCAGCTATAAAACGCATTGGCGTATCACTTGCTGCTTTATATTCGTCTATAGTAAGTACTTTTCCTTTTTTCATAAAGTACTCCATTAACTGTTTAAGAATCGCTGGTTTGTTCATTATTTTCCTCTTCTTCCGGTGGTCTTCCACCTTCACTTGGGTCAGCTGCGCTGCCCGCTATATTTGCTGGAATTCTCAATTCATCATGTCCATCAATTGATTCCATGTTCATTGCTTCCCTGACTTCGTTAGGTGTCATTATACCTGTGTTAACTAGTGTTGCGTAATATGCTGCTTGATCTCTTAACTCTGGCTGTAGTGCCGGAACTCCATGTACATCTTCAGTTACTTTAAACCCAAAATATCTTTCTAAAGCATGATTTATTTTTCTAACTATAGGTAGTATAGTTTCTAAATAATATAATCTATGATTTGGTCTAATGTTTGCATTGTTTCCTCCATCCATAAGAATCGGAGGTACGCCCATTGCTTCTAATATTACTTTTTCATTTGCTGCTATTGAAGGTTGGAAGTCTAGTTCTTTAAAGTTTACTTTAGTTAAACTATCTACTTCTAATCCGCCGTCTAGTATAAGTGGTCTTCTACCACCATTTTTAGGATTATATCTTTGTCCCCACGCTACTAACATTCTTTCTTTTATCCTGTCTGAAAGAGTATTTGGAGATTTTAGTACTAATCCTGGAACTGCTCCGTTCTTAAAGAAGTTGTCCTGGAATTTTCTCATACTATCTAGCAAATACATTGTTCTGTACGCTGCTTTCAATCTAGGTACACCCCTATAGATTGAATGAAATGAGTTTTCTTTAATATGTATAATTTCTTTCGGGGTGTAGTCTATATGACCATCATATACATACTTGTTCACATATGTCTGAGTATCAGCTTC